TGACACACAAGGTGTCCAGGCTTGTGGGTGACCTTGACCTGTTCGCCAGAATACACAAGGTTCAGGACAAGGACAGTAAGCGCCCAATTCCGTGGGACACGGCTCCCATGCAGGAGAAGATATTTAAGGCTGTAGAAGCTGGGCATAAGAGAATCGCATGCATAAAGGCACGGCAGGTGTACTGCACCACCGGGTGCAAGATGGTCCTGCACCATATGGCGTACACGACACCGCATGCCGCCATGCACGCCGTGGTGTCCATGCGTGCGGATTCAGCCTCGATGCTCTTGGATGACAACCGCAGATGGCTTGAAGACCCACCAGCCCTATTGCAGCGTCCAATCAAGACCAAGGCCCGCAATAACATAGTATACGAAGATACCGGGGCTTCGATAAGGTCATTCACCTCACGGTCTGCCACCGGGCTGCGTTCATTCACACCCGTGGCGGCAATCATCAGTGAGGCTGCATTCGCGCCTGACCTTGAAGAGGTCATAGCACAGGCAGACGCCGCAGTCGGTGATGGCCTCCTTATAATCGAATCCACAGCAGACAACCCGGCTGACTTCTTCTCACAACTCATTAGGGGCGCACCGGAGAACGGCTGGCATCTTATAACCATGTGGTGGTGGGAACACCCCGCCTATTGTGACCCACCCGATATGGTCCCGGCGGACTTCGAGTCCACATTGTCAGATTATGAGAAGCAGATAAGGGAAGATTACGCCCTGACACTCGGGCAACTGCATTGGAGACGCAGAACAGAGAAGCGCATCGGGTCCTCATACAAGTTCCGGCGGGAGTACCCCGGCAACCTCGATGACTGCTTCTTGGACCGTGAAGGCGGCTTCTTCGAAGATGAACTCCTCGGAGACATCCACGTCGTAGAACACAACCTCCACGGCAACCAGCACGGTCGGGAGATAGAGCCTCCGCACCCACATGATAGGTACGTCATAGGAGTGGATATAGGTGGCGGCGTCGGGGGCGATTATTCCGCCTTGTGCGTAGTGTCCGTGTCAACGCGACAGGTGGTCTACACGGAACGCAATAACCGAATCACTCCTGCCGCATGGGCGCACAGGGTTATTCAGGTGGCGTCCAGATACAACCAAGCCCTCGTACTTGGTGAGTCCAACAACCACGGCCATGCGTTCTTGTTGGAAGCCACGACCTGCGGATACCGCAACCTGTGGGCTAATCCCAGGACCGGGAAACCCTGGGTGACAACGCTTCAATCCAAGCTTGATGCCTTCGACACTCTGCGCGAGTCCCTCCAAATCATCCAAATTCTGGACCGTCCCACGTGGTTGGAGCTTCGGTCACTTACCATCCCGCAAGGTAAGGTAGCACCAGAGGCCCCTAAGGGAGGTCATGATGACGCGGCAATGGCCTGTGCACTGGCCTATAGGTGTCTCCGGGACATACCTCCGTCTTGGAGAACGCAAGCAGTAGTCTCCCAGAGAACCCGCATAGACGACTTGATAGCCGCTTCCCGCGCAAGAAGAATCAGGTCTTCCGCCCTCCCATTCTAATCGAAGGAACCCTCAAATGCTTGAACCCAACCACATCAGGGACATAGTCAACGCGCATGACGTCTACTGGGATAGCCGCCGAGATCGGATGCGCGAATACCGTAGGCTGTACCTGACCGAATTCTGGGAATCCGAGACTTATCCGTCTCTCGATGGGGTTCTTAGAACAGAGGTCCCCAAGGCATACGCAGTGGTGGAGTCCTATCTCGGTTCCCTGTTCGCCAAGAACCCTTCTGTCAGGGTCGAGCCCGATATCCGGGATAGGGGCAACCCAGAGGTCGCCCAGGCCACCGCGAATCGCTATCTGCTCACCATCCGGGAGCAATTGGAGGACGCAACCCGGCTTGCCCTCATATACCCGTGCAGCTTCTTGAAGCTCGCCCCAGAAGAGAATGTGGACCCCTTGAAGCGTGTCTCATGCGCCGCACTCCCGCCTTGGGAGGTCATCGTGGACTCCACGGCGGCTTCCTGGGACCAGCAGCGTTATGTGGGGCACACATACCTGATGCCATTGCCTGAGGCAAGGGAGAGGTACGGGAAGCCCGAGGACGCCTATCGGACGCGCAATTACACGAAGTGGATAGAAGCAGCTGGGGTGGCGGGGACCACTAGCCGCACCTCCGCCGTAATGATGGGAGACACCTCTGACACTGACAGGTGGATCAGGATCGTGGAGGTGTATGACATAGTGGATGACAACCTCCTGGTGTGGAGTCCAGACTACGCTGACGGGGAGGAATTCCTGTTCGAGGGAGTCAAGGTGCAGGTCGGGGCGCTTGATCCCAACGCTGATGCCGAGTCTGAGACCCCCGAGGGAGAGATCCAGCATGAGACAACTGGGATCCCCTACAAGTCCGCCAGTGGCCGCCCGGTCATCCCGATCATCCCGATATACTTCTCTAGGGATCCCGACACTCCTCTCCGGGGATACAGCCTGATACACAGGTCTGCAGACCAGTTCCGTGAAATGAACGTCATGCGGACCTATCAGGCACAGGGTGTTCGGCGCATGGCCCGTCAGTGGCTCATGAGGGCTGGATTCCTGTCTGAGGACGCAGCCGCCAAACTCACCCAGGGCATCGATGGTGAGATAATCGAGGTGGACCTCCCTCCTGGTACCCCCCTTGAAGGGAACATCATGCCTGCCCCACAGGCACCGATACCTGGGGATATAGCCGCATACGCCCTCACGATCCAGGGGGACATAGCCGATGCGGGCCTTTTGGCCCCATTCACACGAGGCGAGGTCACCAAGTCCACCGCAACTGAGCAGAACCTCCTTGCGGCATACACTTCCAGCGAAGTGTCGAGGATGGCGCGGACCCGCGATGCAGCCATAACGGCTGTGGCTCACACCTACAACGTGATATTGTCTGTGGTGCTGGGTGATGATGCGGAACCCCTTGCCCTCCCCAATCCCGTTGGACCCACCATCCTGTCCGCAGACGACCTGACTGGTGACTTCGGTTATTGGGCAGTGGACCAGGGCACCACCCCCATGAGCGACTTCGCCAAGCAGCAGTCTCTCGAACGCCTTGCCCCCATTCTGGTACAGCTTGGTGCCGACCCCAGGATCATCCTCGAAGAGATGGTGCGAGTCTTCCAGCTTCCCGAGAACCTTGCTGTCCCCGCCCCTCCACCTGAGCCAATGCCTGAGCCTGGGACTGAATCCGCAGTCCCAGAACAGCAGATGCCCGTCCTTCCATTCCCCGGAGTGTAACCATGCCTATCGAATACGGACCCTCAACCCCCATGACCAACGACATACCTGAGGACCTGCTCATGGCAGCCAATGAGGCTGACGCCATGATCGGGGATGAGTTGGCCGCCCTCATGCCCCCGTTCGAGAAGCCCATCAACATCAAGGTTCTGGATGCCCTCGCCAAGGCAACGGCTTCTGTCGCCAAGGTGATGGGCATGGACGTGGTGCCTGAGAAGTACACCGAGCCCACCACCGAGTTGGACCCGGACCTCGTGCGCTTCCTCGCCATGATTGAGGCCGCAGCCACCGATTATGGTGTCTCACTTCCCATGCCTCTCTCTGAGATACGGGACGAGGCTGGCCTCACTTCTCTCACCGCCTTCCTGACTGAGCTTGCCAAGGATAAGGACTTCAAGGAGTTCCTCGATATGCCTGCTCCCGAAGAGGAGGGAGAGGTTGAGATCAGTGTTGAGGCTCCCATGCCCGGTGGCGGTGAAGAGTTCGATTTCGCCTCCAGGATGTCTCGATAATCAATTACGGATCGGGTCTCTTCTTCTCCTACAAAGAGACCCGATCCGTAGTGCGAATTGGCACATGTGTGAGTTGACACAATGGCGTACACCAGCATACTTGGCAGGTTGAAGAAGGCATTCGGGTTTGGGGTCGCCAGACCTTCAGTCATCCCCAAGACGCGGGCATCCAAGTATGTGTCCCGCTTCGGTGGGGACCCCATGAAGGAATTGAAGGCCGCCATCGAGAACAAACAGCCTGTCTCCTTCTTCTACAATGACAAGTGGCAGGAGGAAGGTGTAACTGGGAAGTATGGCCAACGTGTCGGTAACCCGCATGCCATTTGGCGCGGCAAAAACGGAACCACCTACCTGCATTTGTACGTGGATCCCCAGTCAGCTTCCGCCACAGGGGCTCTCCCTGGGTGGAGAACATTCATCATTGGACGCATCCAGAATGTCTCCGTGCTTGACCTTGGCACGAGACTATTTGGACTCCCTGTCCAATTCGTCACCGCCCCTGGGTTCAACAGGGGTTGGTACTCCCGCGTCGGGACCCCGATCGCAACAATCAAGTAAGGAAGTCCACAGTGACCACTCCCGATTCTGCACTGACCGCAACCTCGAACTCTCCCAACATTCCGTCACTGGCTGAGACTGTGTTGGCTGAGGCAACCACCCAGGAAGCCTCCTCTGCGGCCTCTCCTTCCACCGAAGACCACAACACCGGGGTCGGTGAGGGCGGAACCTCAGAAGCCAACGGAGAGGCTCCCGAGGCCCAGGGAGACGCCCCCCGCAAGCGTTCCCTGTCCTGGAACGACGCCATCAAGCAGGTGCCGCCCGACATCGCCAAATTGATGAAGAACATGCAGGGCGACTACACCCGCAAGACTCAGGAGCTTGCCGAGCAGCGCAAGGAATTCATGCGTGAGCGTGAGGCGCTGATGAAGGGGGCCAAGACTCTTGAGGACCGGGAGGTTCCCGAGTATGACCCCTTCAACGAGGATACTGTCAAGGCGCGCATCGAAGCAGAGGTCACCCGCCGACTCCGTGAAGTGTTGGAGCCTATGCAGCAGGAATACGAGGTCATGCAGGCTGAGGATTCCTACAAATCCTTCCTTGCTGAGCACCCCGAATTCGAGACCGATACGGCACTCCGGTCGGAGGTCCAGCATCTTCTGGAGAATAACGCCAGCCTCGACCTGGAGACTGCATACTGGGCTGCGAAGGGGAAGCAGGCCAAAATCCAGCGTGCAGAGGACCAGCAGCGCCAGAAGGCCAGCCGTGCTGCCCGGAAGGAAGCAGCATTGAAGGGAACTGGCAACTCCCGCAAGGTCACCCCCGGTGGTGTCCCAGACCGCAGTTCCATCCGCAGAATGAGCAACTCGGACCTGTTGGCCCTCGCCCAGTCCATGAACCGCAACCGTTGACATTGCAACCCTGGTACTCGGGTGGTATAATACCATATAGTACGTGGGCCACCCCTTATGCGGAGCCTACGGCTTTGTGGCACCCGGTTGTCGGACACGCCCCCAAACCGTAGACACAAACTCCCTATAGGAGGCCAAAATGGCTCCTCAGTCGGTCCTTTCGACCACGCTGCAGTTGCTCCGCGACAAGCTCGTGGACAACTCCTTCCTTGCCCACCCGCTCGTTCGCGCCATTGAGGAGCACGGCAACCTGATCAAGGTGTCCGGTGGTTCCCGCGTCGAGCAGCCCGTCATCTTCGGTGACCACAGCACCATCACGGAGCTGTCGAACGGCTTCGAGCCCGTCTCGATGGCCGTCACCGACCCCTTCCAGACGGCCAAGTTCGAGTACGCGAACTTCACCCAGCCCATCGTGCTGAGCGCTGTCGAGAAGGCCGCCAACAAGGGTGACCTCGCTGTCGTGAACATCCTTGAGTCCAAGATGAAGAACGTGATGCTGTCCCTCAAGAAGGAGGTCAGCAAGCAGGTTCTCGTCGGTGACTCCAGCAAGATCACCACGCTGCAGACCCTGAACGGCAACGGCACCAGCCTCGTCGCTCCGAGCACCACCGGCTGGCTGGAGGGTGTCGCTCAGGCGTCCCAGGCCAATACGGTCGGTGGCCTCGCGAAGACGACCTACCGTTCGCAGAACTGGTTCAACCAGTTCGTGGACGCTGGTGGTACGCTGGCTCTCAGCCACATCGACGAGGCGTTCATCCAGACGCAGCTTTACAACCCGTCTGGTACGACCCCCGACATCATGCTGGTGTCCCCGAGCTTCTACGCTGCGTTCCTGAACCTCATGGACCAGCGCATCCAGTACATCAGCGTCGGTGACCGCGACGGTCTGAACCAGACCATGGTTGCCACCTACCGTGGTGCCCGCATCTACGTGGACCCGAACATGGGCTTCACCGCGAGCGCGGCTTCCGGTATGGGCGCGAAGGCCGTCTCCGCCTACCTGCTGTCCTCCGACCAGTTCCAGCTCTACGTGGACACCGACGGCTTCTTCAACGTCTCGGATATGATGCCGGTCCCCGGCACCGCCACCGAGGCCGCCATGGTGTTCTGCCGGATGCAGCTTGTGACCGGTCACCTCGCTTCCCACTCCATCATCATCGACGCGGAGGCTTGATCCAATGGCTGACTCCACTCTCATTCAGTTCCTCTCTTCTGGCGAGTCTACGGCTACCGGGAACCGTCGGCAGACTGAGATCTTCATCGCCCAGGAGGCCATCGCCATCGGTGACTGGGTGGCCTTCGACTTCGCGGCCACCGCTGACGGCGACGTCACCCTCGGTGTCTACAAGGCTGATGGCAACTCCAGCCCCGTCCGCACCCCGCACGGTGTCGCTCTGAGCGCCACCACGGCTGCCGGTCAGGAGGTCAAGGTCTGCATCAGCGGTGTTTGCGACGCGAAGGTGTCCGACAACGGTGGTGCGGGCAACGCCATTGGCACCCTGCTCCAGATCACCAACACCGCTGGCGTGGCTGACCTCGCCGCTGCTGGCTCCGCCCAGCCGGTGTGCGGTATCCTCGCCGAGACCATCGCCCCGGCTGCTGGTACGGTGACGGCTCGCGTGGTGGTCCGCAAGTCCTTCTGATTCTCCGCTGCTCCCTTCCCAGGGAGCACATAGGCCCCCATCCGACCGGTACTGTCCAGGTGAGGCAGACGGCGGGTGGGGGCCTCCCGCCATAAGGAGTACGTCGTGAACCTTGGTCACCTGATAGACTTCGTCGGGAACCTTCTTGATTACGATCCTACGAACTCGACGTACCGATCCCAGCTTGTTTCTATTCTCAATGATGCCCAGACACGAATTCTGACAGACCGCCCTTGGCCGTTCGCCATGAAGGAGCGGAAGCTCATAGTCTGGACTGATACCACCTTCAATTTCAACTTCACTGGTGGATCCGATCTCATAACTGGAGTCGGCATCCCAGTAAGTGGCGACCCGGTCAAGCCTGGGTCTAACTTCACAACTTCTGTGCTTGAAGTCACGGACTCTGGTGGTAAGACCTCAGCCCACATGATCACTTGGGTTAAGTCCACCACAGAGGCTTACCTTGACCGTCCATTTGAGGGAATAACTGGGACATACACCGCAACCTTGAAGCGGCGTGAGATTCGCCTGCCCTCTGATTGCACGACCGTGCAGAATGTTGGCGACCCATCAGTTGGAATTCCGGCCAAATCCCTGTTCCTCAGCAAGTGGGAACGAGAAGATGCCAACCTTGACCCTGAACTGTTGGGGACAATAGAGGCTTATCTGCCGTCATCTGGTGTTGTGGTACCAGCCCCCAACTCTGTGCGGGGGGTATCCGTTGTGGCCGGGGTTGGGCAGGGCGTTAGGACCATTAACGTTTACATGGTGAACGTGATTGGCCCAAACGCAACCAACTTCGAGGTGTATCCCAAGGACGTTAGCGACGGGTTTGAGTCAGCCTTCTCCAAGGTAGCCACCTTCTCACTTGGTGACACTGAGACCCTGTCCTTCAAGC